ATAGAAGCTTTTAGAGAAATAAGAGCTTACTTAGAAGATCAATTTGATCTTTCACAACGAAAATGTATGGATGAAGAAAACTTTAGTAAACCTTGCTGGTCTGAGTTTCAAGCTTACCAAAGAGGATTACAAAGAGCATACACTAAATTATTAAATGCAATACCTGACCAAGGAGATAAGTAACATGGAAGATGAAGTAAAAACAGAAACAACTGAAACACCTGTAGAGCCAAGTACAACTGAGGCTGTACAAACAGATACTCCACCAAAAGCATTTGAGATCCCGACCGAAGCTCAAGAGTTAGTTGGTGAAGGTAAAAAGTACCAGAGCCCAGAAGATGCTCTAAGATCAGTACCTCATGCACAAAAGCATATTGAGACTCTCGAGTCTGAACTTGCTGAAGTAAAAGAAGAACTGACTAAGAGACAAACTACTCAGGAACTTTTAGATGAAATTAAGTCTGGAATTCAACCACCTGCTACGACCTATCAGGAACCTGAATTTAATCAAGATATGCTACAAAATGTTGTTAATAAAACCTTAGAGTCAAAAGAAAGAGAAAGAGTTTCTCAACAAAATGCTCAGTCAGTAGCTGAAAAGTTTACTGCTAAGTACGGAGATAAAGCAGAAACTGTTTATAATTCTATGGCTTTAGAAAATGGTTTAACTATACAACAACTACACAATCTTGCGGCAACAAATCCTAGGTTAGTTTTAAAACTTAGTGAGTTAGCTCAGCCTGGAGAGATCTTAAACTCCAAGCCTACTAGTTCAGTAAATACAGAAGCTCTTAGGAATCAAGTAGAAGATACTTCTCAGTTAAGTGCCCGTGTAAAACAGGGTGCAACAACAAAAGATTTAGCTGCTGCTTGGAAAATTGCAGGTGAGAAAATTAAACAAACATAATTTTATAAGGAAAATTAATTATGGCTAGTACTGCAAACACAACTGCGTTCATAGAAGCGCAACAGTATTCGCAGTTTATTCTTGATAATTTACATGACTATTTACTACCTGAAGGTATGTGGAGAGATGTAACAGACTTTGGTTCTGGAACAACTCTAAACGTTAAAACAGTTGGTACAGTCTCATTACAAGATGCAGCTGAGGATACGCCATTAAATTTCCATGACATTGACACTGGTACTCTAACCCTTTCTATTACTGACTACGTTGGTGATGCTTGGAAAGTTACAGATGACCTTCGTGAAGATGGTTCTCAAATTGACACGCTAATGTCAATGCGAGCTATGGAATCAACTCGTGCTCTTGGTGAAAACCATGAGACTAAATTTTTAAATGTAGCAAATGCTGCTCAAACTAATGCTGACGTTAACTTAGTTAATGGTCGTCCACATCGTTGGATTGGCGGAGGTTCTGGTGGTACATCTAGGAAAATTACTTTATCTGACTTTGTAGCAATGAAGTTATCTTTTGATAAAGCTAATGTTCCTGCTGGTGGTAGGATTGCAATTGTTGATCCTATTGTTGAAGCTACTTTAAATGGGTTAATCTCTTTACAAACAGTAGTTGATAATACTCCGCAATTCCAGGGTATTTTAAACGAAGGTTTTGCAAGAGATCATAAATTTGTTAGAAATATTATGGGTTTTGATGTTTATACATCTAACTTCTTATTTTCTAGTACTGCAACAGAAGCTATTGATGCTTCTGCTTATAGTCTAGCAAATGATACTACAACTGTAGGTAATAAATCTAATGTCTTTATGTGTGTTGCTGATGACTCTGCTAAACCACTAATGCATGCATGGAGACGTGCTCCGCAGACAGAAGGTTGGAGAGATAATGAGGAAAGAGCTGATAAATATCAGGTTACTTCTCGTTATGGATTTGGTGCACAAAGACTTGACACTTTAGGTGTGATCATTACTGATCATGCTGCTTACTAGGAGAATATAATGGGATACGAAGTCGGAGCAAAAAGAAACGTGACTACTCATTATGGTCCTCGTACTACAGATGGACAATATGGTGGTCAAGAAAGTTCGAAAGAAGGTTTACTTAAAACAGCAGAATGGGATTTTTCATGGTCCAATTTACCAGTTACTGGCACTACAGCATTAACTTTTAAATTACCAGCAAATACCATTGTTCAATCAGCATTAGTTTATATTACTACTGCATGGGCTGGAACAAGTACACCAACAATGCAAGTAGGGCTCGTAGGAGCAGCTACAGATCCTAACGGATTTGTAGATGAAGCTCAGGGTACTAATGCATTGATATTAACTAAAGGTGCTGTTATTACAGGCGCAGGAGTATATATTGGTAAAACAGTAGGTACTTCAGACGCTGCTATAACAGTGACAGCTCAAACTGGTGCATTTACAGCTGGTTCAGCTAAGTTAAGAATTACATACGCTTATAACTAGGCTGTGTAATTAGTAATACCTCGGTAAACATTTTCTCAAAAAGAAGATGTTTACCCCTAATTTAACAAGGAAATAAAATGACAATTCAACATAACTTAATTACTGGGAGCGACTTGCATGAACCTAAAGGTGCAGCGGCAGCTGCTGCCAATAAAGTTTATGTGGCAAATGGTTCAGCATCAGGAGCTTGGTCAACACTGACTACAAGCACTATGGCTTTACCAAAAGGAAAATTTCATTTTTATAATGTAGGTTCCCCATATACACATACATGGAATGCTTCACCTACTATAGTAGCACCAACAACAATAGCTTCTGGTTTAGGAAGCTTAGTAACAGAAGCAACTACTGCACGATTAACATACACTGGAAGTCTTACAGCTGTAGTAAAACTTGATTTTGATATTACAGTTCAACATGCTGTAGGTTCTGATATTCCAGTATTAATAGCTATACATAAGAATGGAACTGTTATAGCAGGTTCTGAATCTTATGCAGATGTAGTTACAGCAGATGCAACTCATATAGTT